TCTTCTGCTTCTGATGCTAGATCTTCCTCACTCATTTCATCAAGATGATAGTGATCATCGACAACAGAAACATCAATCGGTGCAAGTTGATATACTTTGTTCATAAACAGATCAAACCAATATGGATTGTTCTTATTCTTGACAATGACCTTAACATAAGACTGGGAAAGATGATCTAAATTTTTTCCGATTATTTCCTCAGCAGTTTTCCCTTCATCATCATACCAAACTTTATGGAAAATGTGATATGGGTTTTCGATGAACTCGACATCTCTCGTTTCCGTATCAAAGATGTAGAATCCCTTTTCTTCATTATAATCAGACCAAGTGATTTCATACGGTGTTCCGAGATAATTGATATTTCCGGAACGCGACTTACGATGAAAGTGACCAGATCCAACAAAGTCGAACTTGTCGAACGTAGAAACTGCAAGACCATGATCGCAAGAAACACCACGATACATTTCAAACCCATTGATCTCGAGATGCCCAAATGCAACCTGAGCTTTTGTTTCGTTGATCATCTTTAGGCTGCTGGTGTGGTTAGAAGCATTCATCCATGGTAGGATGAGAACAGGAAGACTGTCATACTCTATTTCAGTAGGATCTGCAAAGAATTGAATATTGTCATACTCTGAGAACAGTTCCGAAAGTGAGTTGATCTCATTCGTGTTCTTATATGGTGTGTCATGATTACCAACAATGATGTCCCAGTGAATATCGCGCTTAGAAAAAATCTTTTCGCGGATATGCCTCAGCGTAACATAGCTGATAAATTTACGACGATCAACAAAATCACCAACCTGTAATACGTTAGTGATATTTCGTTTTTCTAATTCTGGGAAAAAGATATTGTCAAAAAATCTTTGGAAATAGTTGAGGAACTCTTGGTTGTCATTACGAGCGCCCCAATGTAAGTCACCTATAATAGCAATCTTCATACTTAATTTTCTCCAACTGCCGCCTTCTTTTTTCTCTTTCGACGGCGACTCTCTTCAAAGTCATTCATAAACTGTTCCATCTGTTCCTGCGACCATTCGCCATATTGAACATCAGCATCGTATCTTACGTTCGTTCCCTTTTCTGAATCATGAAGTTCAGCGGTTTCGTTCATAAGATTGGCTCGCTCAATAGCAGCATACTTTGTATAGAGATACTTCTTTTCTTTTTGAATGCGACGAATGAACGCAAAGTAAATGATCTGAGTAAAATACGCAAAAGGATTCCTAGATTTATTCGGATCAAAGTTATCGATATACTGTAGGCAGTTTTCAATACCATCAGAAATCATTTCTTCGCGGAAGGTGTAATTGGAAAAGTTTGGTCTGTATGCCAGATGTGTAGCGATCTTCATGATACATTCGCCAACATACATTGGAACTCTTGGCTTCTTTTCGTTATTCGTTTCTGCCTGAGATACGCTTGACTTGTATGCAACCATCGCTTCAAATAACTCGGCATTATTGACATAATGCTGACGTTTTCTTTTATCTGCCATAACAAACTCCTAATGAATAATTTTATCTTCTGGATCTGGGATTAAATCTTCGATGTTAATTTCGTCATCATCTTCTTCGATTTCATAGTAATCTTCATCTTCAAATTCTTTTTGTGTTTCTAAACGAATTCTTGCATAATACTCTTCGATATGTTCTTTTATGGTCGAATGAGTAATAACCGATGACTTGCGAATCTTCATTGGTGTAACCATAATGTCTTTCATAGGAACCCAACGGACAACGCTAGTGCTCAGAACATTCGAGATTGGGTTGATGTTAAAGACGAATCTGTATGGGTAATCTATGACATACTCATCATCGGTCTCATCGATGAGATTTGCCATGATATCATCGCCATTCATTAACTTAAAATAGACTACGTTCATCCGTCAACCTCAGTTTTATGTTATACAACTGGTACGGAAATCCTTCCGAACTATACATCTTGACTCTCTCCATCAGATGGTTTAATGTATAGTTCTTTTTTGCCTTGGTAGAAAAATCATCAGCGATATCAAACAAAGTACAGGAATCTTTTGTATCGCTTGTTCTTAACCCTCTACCGATTGACTGCAAAGTTCTAATTCTACTTTTCGTTGGGCTTGCGAAAATCACATTGTGCAAGTTACGAATATTTATACCTGTCGAAAACGTACCGTATGAGGCGACGATGATACTGTTGCTTGACTTCTCTACGATTTGTCTAACACGCTCGCGCTCTTGCGCTTCTACACCACCAGAAACAAAAAACACATTTTCGTGATCAGCTTTGCTTTTTATAATTTCGAAAAGATTAATACCATGCTTCTCAACGAGAGCATACAATAATAGCGTATTCCCGTTCAAAGATAAAGTGAGATTCCTAATAAAGTTGTTCCTCGCTTCACTGGAAACAATAGCATCAAGTTCATTCTGGTAGTTGCCTTCAAGGACTGGTTTGCGTAACTCCTTTGGGTGACTTAGCACTAGGATCTTGATGTTAAGATCAGCCAGATTTTTGTTTTGAATTAGTTTGCTTGTATCAACAACTTTTTCGATACGACCAAACAGACCCTCAAGAACAAGTTCATGAACTTCTGCACCGTCTAGTGTTCCAGTCATACCGAAACGATATTTGGTACCAGTGAGTTTTGTCATGATAGAAGTTAGGCTCTTGGACTTGAACAAGTGCGCTTCGTCACCGATAATCACATCGTAGTTTTCGAAGAACTCTTTGTCTTGTTCATAAACTGACTGCCAAGTTGAAACTGTGATATCGGTGTGTGATGTTTTTTCTACGCCACCCATAATCCCATGGATCTCTTTATCATACCCATAGTCTTGGAAATCCTTAGCCATCTGCATAACCAACGAGATTGTAGGAACGACAATAAGTGTCTTGAGTCCGTACCAGCGTGCAATCAAATATGCGATAAGAGACTTGCCGCTCCCAGTTGGCGAAATAAGAACTGCGCGTCGATGGCGAACAGCAAGACAGAACGCACGGATCTGGTAGTCACGAGGCTCTACTGGAAGATTGAGTGTTTTGATAAATGCCTTCGCTTCAGCAATAGAAATCTCATCGGTTTGTTCAAGACGCTCATCAATGTCTATGTCATAGCCATTATCGGTAGCGAACTGGCGCATCTTGCTATACAAGCCAGCATAGATTCTGCTTTTGCGCGAATCATATAAACGAATCTTGCCGTCCCAATATCTTTTACGATATGACGGCATAAACTTTGCGCCAGGAACTTCGAACGTGAGCATGTCACTTATTTCCTGACATTGTCCAGGTTCACATTCTACATGCGCCCATACTTCATCGATCTTAGTTACTCTTAGCATACTATCCCATGGTTAATCGGTGCCAATCAATAGCGTTCTTGAGTTGAAATCCTCTGCTGTTGATAGACTTAACAATTTCCTTGATCACTTCAATTTTTTCTTCCTGAGTTGCAACCTTAGCATTGATTCTAATCATAAGGTCATCTGTCTCGAGATAATCGTTTAGTTCGTTCTTCAAAATTTTCTTCAGGAACTGTTCTTTCCCAAGCTGCTCTAAATCTTTTTCGTCTGCTTCACCCAAATAATAGGAACGAAGCAGACGGCGCAAAATAGCGCGATCTCGGTATAGGGTTCTAAGAGACTTATTCTCATCGACCATCATACCGACATATTTGGAATGAAGGGAAGGGATGCGGATGTTCTCGCGATCTAGGTTTAGATCGTCGATCTTGCAATCTTCCTGCCAGCTTTTTACGATTTCTTCTATATTCATAATGTTCATTCTATAACGAAATGGTCATAAAGTAAAGGGATTTATCCAAGTTCTTTTTTGGGGCGGAAGAGTCTCGTTTTCATTCATCGGGAAGCTGATACTGAGCCGCTTCGAAAGTGGGGTATATTCATGGAACATATGAGCAGGAATGAATACTAGGTCTCCAGGACGCATTCTATGCTCAAAGATAACTTCTTTTGGATTTCCATATCTTTCCTCACCATGCTCATCTTTCCACACAGTGATCATAGACATTCCATGGAGCTGAATAATGAAATTGTGAGAATGATCCCAATGCGGAGGGAAACTTGGTATTGTTTTGTTCTTTGAGAAAAAAATATGAGCATCTGTCGGGATGCCTAGTTTTTCTTCCAGTTTCCAACACACACTATTGACTGATTCATTTATACGAGAACATTCGTTCATCACGATGGAATATTTATCGATCAGTTCTAAGATTATATGTGCTGGCCAAGTGTTTTGGTCAAAAACCCATGCTTCATTATCCCATTCATACCTGCCTTCCATGTCCAAAAATTGCACTCTTTTTTGGTTTAGGGCTGGTCTGAAATTGATGTCGCGTTCGAAATCTTGCAAGCTATATAAATGCAAGTGATCGATGCAGCTGTCAATAAAGAATGGTTCTTTTGATTTCGCACGTTCAATAATATAATCGGGAATCATATTCTTTCTATGCTAAATTTTCTGTATCTAAATGTTACAGTCGCTTCAAGATACTCAAGATCGGCTTGAGTTGTATCGAACGTCAGTTCTGTTAGCGTGATCGGAAACGCATCTTGGAAAAAGATATTGACATGAGGATTTTTATGGCTGGTCAAAACTGTTAGTGTTGCATCTGATACGAAGTTAGCACTAGAAGCAGATTGATTTCCGCCACGACCAGTAACAAATGGACTTGGGTTGCTATCTGCAAAATCTTTTGACTGTTGCAGAGTTTCTGGATGACCCATTCCCACTAGCCAGTTCTCGATTTCCAAATAGTTAACAAGATCCTCATCTACACGAAACCTAAGTACAAAGGGATCATAAGTCAGTCTATCACCTGGACGTGGAATAATACCAAAAGGCGTAGATTGTTGTTCTGCAGGATTCATAGTGATTGTAGGAAGAGTAACAGACTGGCAAAAATAGTTCACGTTTGGAAGTCGTTTAATTTGGAAACGAAATCCAAGAGGTGAAAGATAATTCAAATTTGAAGGTTGGTTCTGAGTACTCATTGGATATCCTTATCGTTATATCCTATTTATAATATATTATGACCCCTCGCGACATCACTCATTATAACCTAAAATCCACAAAAGTAAATGGAATTTACAGCTTAGTGTAGAAATGATTCCCGAATCTTTTGTTGAATATGTCGGATTTGACTAGCGTGAATCCCTGATCGATAATGAACTTGTTTTGCTCCTCGAACGTCGGGCATCCTATGAAGTATTCGTCCTCCCAGCATTCGACCATCAGAAATTTTATGTGCTTCAAGGTTTCTGTAGCTCCCTTCAGAACTTCAAGATCGTAGCCTTCTGTATCGATACACAACACATTATATGGGAATTGCTCGAAGCTGTATGAGTTTTTTGGTATGTGTGTTTTCATGTATGAGTCTAAACGGACAACTTCAATACTAATGTCTTTTATAGTTGCGATACCATATTTAGAAAAATGCAGCCCATTAACCCCATCAAGAATCGAACTAGAGTTACCGCCATTGGCAGAAACATGTAGGGTTACGTCCTTCATGTTTTCCGAACCACATCCCAGAACTTCGACATAAGATGGATACTTAGGATCCTGTAGTTTCGAAATCTTAGTTACTATTCTTTCTGCAATTTCGGGAATTGGTTCGAAATATAATTTTGGTCCTGGCAGTTCATTATAGAATGGCATTTCTTCTGCACTATTAGCACCAACGTGTATGATCCCGTTGACTTGTTTCGCAACGACTGGGCGTAATTCTCCGTAATAGTGCGTGAACCCTGTAGAAGCCATTGTGTTATCCTTTCATTATAATTTATAACAAAAAAGGGAGGGACCGAAGCCCCTCCCAGTTTTTACTCGCCTTATGGTTTTTCTTACATAAGGTTCGAAACAGTGGCAAAGCGATAATACTTATTGCCCTTGTTTGTGCCGCCGAAGCTGATAGCACCATCTGCGTCGGTCGAAGCGAAAGGATTGGCGACCATGCCGTAGCGGGTCTTAAAGCCAATCTTAGGCTGGAAGGTGTTTTCACCAACCGCACGAACCATCTGCAGAGGAACGTATGGGCAGTAGAACAGACCAGCGTCAAAAGCCGAAGAGCCCTTGTAGCCGATTGTGTAATACTGATCGCCCGAAGCAGACGAGAAGTATGGGTCGATGTAAACACGGATACGACCGCCGAGGACACCAGCGAAGGTGTTACCTGTGTCGTCAACCGAGAGGTTGTTGCTGAGGGCTGGGGTGTAATCAAGTACACCAGCCATCTGCAGAGCGGAAGCAACGTCAGATCCGCAGATCAGGACGTTACCCTTACCACGACGTGTGGACTTGGCGATCTGGTTGGCATCGCGTTCGATCTGGAAGAGCAGACCCTTGAACTTTTCTACCATCCAACGACCGTT